ATAAGTTACCGTTCATAGTCATATTTTGCCTCCTTTATCTAGTAGTGTATGCTCATACCAAGGAGGATAATTATGAAGTTATTTAATGTAATTAAGGCAATTTGGTGTAAACATGTTAGTACTGAAAAAAGTTCATGCCCATTTACCGCTAAAACCTATGAGACTTGTATTGACTGTGGTCGGATGGTTTCAGTAATGACTACACATCCTTAAATGCCAATCTACTTATATGCTTGTATGAACTGTGACGTTGACTATGAAAAAGAACGTAATATTAACGACCCAGAAAATACATACGTCTGTGAAGTCTGTGGTTACGTTTTAATTAGAGTTTACTCTCCTGTTACAGCCGTCTTTAAAGGCGGAGGGTTTTACAAGACAGATAATCGTTAGTTGTAATTAGGATCGTCTAATTTTGCTGCAGAGGGTTCTTTAGCGGAAACAATAATGTCTTGACCACTTTGACGAGCATCAACCTTAAGATCAGCGGCTGTCTTTGCACCCTTATCAACAGTAGCAAATGCTGCATTAATTTCATCAAGAGTAAGTTTTCCATCATCCATAAATGCACGGGCTAATTTTTCAACAACTGATGCTACTGCTGTTAAACCTGCAACTGTGACGGCCTTTATTGTAGAAATACCAGCAATAGCGCCAGCACCAATAACTCCAAGACCTGATGCTGCAAACACCGCAACAATACGCATTAATACATTTTTAAGACCTGCCATAGTGTTTTTCATACCGTTCTCGATTCCCCCTTGGATTCAACCCCTATTATCAGTCCTGTTGGATTCCCATACGTTCTAAATACTTTTCTTTTTCACTCATTACATACTCTTCAATACGTTTATATTGAATTTTAGTCTGTTCTTCAGTTGCTTTTACTTGTTCTTCGTTCATTTCTTTATTCAAATCCTTAAAGGTTTGGACCGCCAAGTCCAACTCGGTTTTAGCGTATGCGGCGTTTAATTGAGCCTGATGCCATAAGAATTCAGCATGCTCTTCTTTTCTTTGTTTTTTCTTATCCTGGGTCTTAGACATGCCCAGATCTTATCATAAGTTTAGATGAGCAGTTTTTGCGTCCTCATGCTCAGGAGGCTCATATTAAGTTGTAGTTAAATACTACTTAATAGTCTTTAGTTTGTACTTCTTAGCCAACTTATTATATAAGGCTTTTAGACTTGCAATTGATGCATTTAAATCAGCAATTTGTTTATTTGCAGTAACAGTGGCTGAATCATAGGCTGCCTTGTCTGCTGCACGAGCCACTTTTTCTGCGGCTAATGCTGCCTGAGTTGCTGCCAATTCTCCAGCAAGATCACGGATAGCAACGTTCTTGCTAACTGATCCAACAGGTGTTGACATTCCAGTAATTGCTGTTGCTACTGTTGCATAAACAATTACAGTAACTTGTCCTGCTGCTGGAATTACAACATCAAATGTCTTACTTCCGTTTGTTGCTGTAACAGTATCGGTTGTTAGTGTACTTGCAGTTGCAGTTGATCCGTTGCTTACAACAGCGTTAATAGATGCTCCACCCTTTAAGTTTCCAAATACATCGTATCCAGTTACTTTGAGGGATTGAGTGCTTCCAGCCGCTGCTGATTCTGGTGCAGTTAATGCAATTGCATTTAAAGCGCCAGCAGTACCTTGTACATAATATGTGGTTGTGTTTCCACCAATTGTTACAGTTACAGTTCCAACTACTGTTGTTTTTGTGTAAACAAAAATATCAGCGGTTGTACCAGTGCCTGTACTAATAGAAAGACTTGCAGTTCCTGATGCTGAAGTAACGGGTGCAGCAGATGTTGCTACCGCTGATACTAGCGTTGCATTTGTTGCAACAGCAGTAACAACTGTACCTGTATCTAGACCTGTTACAGCAATCTTTAATGCGTCTGCTAAATCAACACTATTATCTGCTGGAACAGGGAGTGCTACAGGAGCAGTTGCTGCTGTACCTCCACTTGCTGCTGATCCATTAACTGTTAGTGTTGTTGTAGCGGCGGCATTTGCCGACGGAACTAAAAGAACTGTACTTGTCAGTGCTGCAGCACATACAAGTGCGATTTTTTTCAGTGATATCACTTAGTTGTATCTCCTTAAAATAGGCTCACGATGGAGTCTTTAAAAATGAGCAGTTTTAACTCTTACTCAGGAGAGGTGTCTACAAAGAGACGAAAGTATTTTAACAAATTAACAAGTTATTATCAGGAGTAACTTTCAACCAGTGTGATCTATCACACAAAAGTTACTTGTATTGTTCTTTCTGTATATATGGACCTGAAGTAAAGGCTGTAAGTTTTGCTGCAATCTCCATAGCCTTCATGGGTTTAACACCAGCATGTAAAGCCCCAAGAGCATAGGTAGCACCAGATCCAACGCCGTAAATACCATCCATACTTTTCATCACAGCCAAATCTTGGTCAATATCAAATATCTCTCCACCAACAGCCATTAAAAATTGAAATCGTAATCCCTCTTTAGATTTATCGTGGTCTTCATTAAAGTCATACCCATTTTCAGTTAAACACTTTCTAAAGGAAGGCATAGCCTTTGCAATCATAAAGTGATAGATGTCTTTAGAATCTTTAGCAGTTAACTTTGGGGGGTTCCAAATATGTTGAGCAATGTCGCAGGGGGACACTTCTCCAGAACCAGCAATTATAAAATCACCACGCTCTGAAATCTTTGCCATATCTGGATGGCGATAGACACGACCACTTTCATCTGTTACTTGATTGTCTGCAAGTAGGATGCAGCGATCTTCATACTGTATCCCGATAATTGTTGTCATGGACACCCCTCTCAGTAGAAAGCCCCCATAGAATACCAGAAGTATCTGTGAGGGCTATAGGGGTAAAATGTCCGATTTAAATGAATTTGACCAGTTCTGTCCAGGTTTTAGGACCAACTATCCCGTTAGAGTCTAGATTGTCGTGATTGTCCTGAAATGCTACTACAGCCTTCTTTGTGGCTGGGCCATAGTCACCGTCAGCACTTAGGCCTAGAGCCTTCTGTACTATCTTAACACCCTCACTCTTATCTCCAGGTTTAATGGTTCCTGGAAATACTGGAGTATCTGATACTGGAATTTTTGCCTTAACTTCATTTCCAGAATAGTTAGGACGACCAAAGCCAACAACAGATACTAAAACTTTTTTCTTATTAGGAAGATAGCCACGAACCTTCTTGCAGACCTCGCCACCATTTCGTTGATCACCCTTAGCATCTCCAGCGGTATTGCCTTCGATACACGTAACTGTTCCGTCCAAGTTATTAGAAAGCACAATGCCGACGTGGGAGATACGATCTACGCCATCTCCTGGAAAATCAAAGTAAGCAATGTCTCCTGGTTGTGGAGAAGCGTCCTTGGCTTTTGACCATGTGCCCATTTTTTCAAATGCGCCAGCACCTGCCACAGTCGAGACTGTATTAGGAACTTTTACACCCGCCTGATTAGCGCACCACATAACAAATGAACCACACCAAGGCAAAAAATTAGCCTTAGTAAATGCACCGTACTTAGTTTCATTATCTTTAGGACCTTCAATAGTTCCTACTTCTTTTTGAGCAATCTCTAGTATTGCTGCCGCTGTTCCTTTATCTGCCATTACATCTCCTAGCCTGGAATAGTGTCATTAAATTTATCTAATGGAATTCGCCAAGAATTCTCTGGAGGGTAATGATACTCGTCCTTTGTGCATTCCTCAACGGGAAGCCATCCATAAACCTCTACCTCTGAGTAATAATCACGGTCCAATACTCTGGCTCCAACAAGAATTACCCCTGGTCTAATGTCTTTGGGAAATACTGGGATCTCATCCTTAGTTCTAACTGACTTTACTTCATATACAGGCATTACATCTGGAAAATCTTTTCGAAATGAGTGCTCTTCATTTGTATAGAATGGAAATACAAATGGCTGCTTATATAACTTGGCTACAGCGTATTCAGCCACAATGGTGCGAACATTAGCAGAAATTTCTGGCTCTAAGAATTTCTTATTTTCTCCAGCATAATTAGGGCGATCAATAGATCCCCACTTCATCATCCACCGATTTAACGCAATATCAGCGCAGGCACGAACTTCTTCTTTCGACAGGGTAACAATCATTACCCCAACCTATCACATAATTAGTTAAACTTTTTCTCCCATACGGCTTAATAATGTCTGTGTTCGTTTTGAGGGTTCTTTAGTTAAGAAACCTCTACCCTTTGCCTTCTCATATGGAACTGGAGTTTTAAATTGATCTGATGTTGGATCAATAATTTTGCCCGATTCGTGTTTAAGAAACCAATGACTAGTTCCCTCATGACTAACTTGCATAGGAGTATACCCAGCAGCCTTACCCCCTAGAGAATGATAGACAGCCTCACTTGCTACGTAACAATGTCCAGTGGTCTTGCATTCGTGTCCACGAAACTTTGGCTTACGTAGGTCATCAGTTAAATGCTCTCTAACATTAGAAACTATTTGATGATCGTAGTTGTTCATTGAAACTGCTTAAAGTGTCCAGGGTGAATATTAGTTGGAACGTACTCCTTGCCCATACGTTCATCATAACTTCCTTTATCGGTAAAGTTAGTCATCATGGCTAGATGGCCACCTAAAAAGTTTTCTTTTCTTTCACCTAAGTTTGGTTGACGAAAAACTGTCACTGGCACATGGGAGACGCCTTCTGCCATTGCAGCCTCTAATCTATGGTGACCCTCACCAATGACGCCCCATTTATTCTCGTGATCATACGCAACCATAATTGGATTATTAATACCTTTGCCTTTTTGAATATCTCCTCTAATACCAGCAATAGTCTTTTCACTAGAAGGTTGGGCATCAGCACCTCTACGTCTATGTTCCATCAAGGGAATTAAGCGCTCAGTCTTTACCATGCCAGTAGCACTCTCTGTCTTATCACCTTCAAGATGACCCTTACCACCTGCTTTTCTTTTTTGCACGTAGTCAGGAACAGGAACATGAAATTGTTTTTGATTAAGCATTCTTTAACACCGATGCCACTTGTCGTTTTACTTTAAATCCTTTTCTAGATGCAACTGTGTTATCTATACCTGAAACTTCTGACGCTCCCATTGAGGTGTCATTAGACATAGGTTCTACCTCATAAATTTTTCCATGAGAGACACTCTTACTCTTATCTCCTAATCCCATACCAGTACCAAGTCTGGTTTGAGTATGAGCAACTGCTCCTTCAATGCTTTGTGTAGCAAAAGCCCAGCCACCCCTTAATCTAGGCGTAATTGTTGCGCCTTCTTTTATATCTTCAATGCTTCCATGAAATAATTGTTTAGATAGGTTATCTTCAGCAGCCATTATTCTTCTTCTTCCTTTGGCTCAGATGTTCTGCGCTTCCTCACGTTGTAACCTAATTTTGGTCCTTGCATCAAATTCTTAATTCCCTCAGCATTAGACATCTGTGTCTTATTTAGATTGTTATTAACCCACGCAGAAATAAAGTCAGCACCGCCCTCTTCATTTACATCTTTAACTTTAAACCGCTCTTGTCTGGAATCTTTTCCGTAACCAGTCTGAGAGTAACCTTTAAACTTGGGTTTCTTCTTCATTTTTTATCCTTGGGAGTAAAATGATCGTGAGGCTCGCCGAGGCCAAATTGTCCTGTGTCATGTAAGTGATTGTGAAAATCAAGACGAGTCTTATGTGAGCCATCTTCATTAGGTGTAGACATAAATGCATTAGCATCACTCATAGTCATAGCATGCTTATGATACTTCAATGAGTGCCAATCAACCTGCCACTTATCAGTTGGATGTGGAATCCACTTCTTACTCATATTGACATCCATCCCACATACTCAGCATCAGGATTAGTAATTAGCCATTGTTCTCTTAATTGATTCTGGTGTTTCCAATTTATGTTATGCGTTGGAAGACCGCACTTAGGGCACACACTTACGCCCATACTCTTATAGACATGTTCACACATGTTTATTTAGTCACCTTGCGCTTTGTGGCTAATTCTTCAAAGTCTTTTATTTTTGTGCCGCCCCCATATGTCCAGGCATAACCCTGATCTATTAACTGCTGATTTAATGACACAGCATTATTATCTAGAAATAACCAACCTAAGATTCTGCCGTACTTCTCTGATGAGTCTGGCTTCTCTGTCTTAATGACAATGTCTTTCGCCGCCGCTATTTCTTTTTTAATCTTTTCTTTAACCTCGACGCCGAGGGCTTTTTCCTTCAAATCGGTAGTACGA